TAGTATAGGTAATCCAGGAATTACAGCAGACTCTATTACAGAATTAGTAGATGGTTCAGATATTGTATTAGGAACTGGTACAGTAACTATTACAGGAGATGCTAATTTAAGTCCGAGTGGTTCCGCAGTTACTTTAGGAACAGGAAATGTTACGGTTACCGCAGGAGCAACTACCGCTGTTAGTGGAAATAGTGTTGTAATTTCTTCAGGAACTGTTACAATAACAGCAGACTCTAACCATACAGTAACGGGAAGTGGATTAACCCTTTCTACTGGTACAGTGTCGGCAATAACATGGAGTGCAATCGTTCCAGGCGCTACAATGGTCTGGACACCAATAGACCCGAATTAATATTATGGCATCATCTTATTCAACTAATGCAGGTTTAGAACTCGTTACAACTGGTGAAAAAGCTGGTTTATGGGGAGATATAACTAATACCAATTTACAAATTTTAGAACAAACAGCTACAGGTTACCTTTCTGTCGATATGGCAGGTTCAAGTGTAACTCTTACTTTAACTAACGGATCAACATCCAATGGTAAAAATATATACTTAAGACTTTATGGAACATTGTCCGGGGACCGAACCCTTACAATGCCAAGTACTGCTAACAGAGTTTGGATAGTAAAAGATGAAACTGTTAGAGGAACATCAAATAGAACTTTAGGAGTTTTAACTGCTTCTGGAACAACACAACCTATTCCTCCAGGTGCGACTGTTTTATGTAGATCGAACGGTACACAAACAGATGTAACGATTCTTTCCAAAGGTTATGCAACTATTACTGATTCCAATAGTCCTTATACAACAGTATCAGGTGCTCAAATTTTTGCTAATACAACAGCAAACCCAATTACAATTAATTTACCTGCATCACCGGCTGTTGGAGATGAGGTTAGTGTTTTAGATACAAGAGGAACTTGGAATTCAAATAATTGTACGATAGGAAGAAATGGCAAACCAATTAATTCTGCAACATCTGATTTAACTTTAAACACAAATGGTCAAGCCATCACCCTAGTGTATGTAGATGCGACTAGAGGCTGGGCTTATAAGACCAATACAGCTTAGGGGCTACACTTATGGCTCTTGTCAATTTTAAATTCTTACCTGGAATTGATAAACAGGATACTCCTTCTGGTGCAGAAAACCGTTGGGTTGATTCTGATAAAGCAAGATTTAGATATGGCCTACCTGAAAAAGTAGGGGGATGGTCTTCTCTTTTATCAAGTACAGTTTGTGGTGTAGCTAGAAAAGTACACGGCTTTAGTGATCTTGACGGAAATAAATATGTAGCAATGGGAACCGATAAATTCTTATTGATTTACTTTGAAGGAACGATTTATGATATTACTCCTTGGAGAAGTAATAATGCAGGAACTCAAACTACATTTACAGGTTCAACTTTAACTACCAATAGCACGGCTCCTGGAACTTCAATTACTATTACTACTACTTCTAACCATGGGTTGATCTCTGGAGATATTGTTGTTTTAGATTCAGTTACAATGCCGACTTCATCAGGTTTATCTGCTACTTTATTTGAAGATAAACTGTGTCAAGTTATTACAGTTCCAACATCAACTACTTTTACAATTACATCACCAAGCGCTGAAACAGGTGGAGGAGGTTCAAATTTAACTTCTGGAAGTTCTTGTGTTGTGCAACCTTACCAATCTGTAGGACCCGCTGCTCAAACTTATGGATATGGATTTGGTGTAGGAGACTATGGAGGATCGATAACAGGTGCTCAAACAAATGATTTAGATGGTGCTTTATTAAATGACACCAACGGAACAGGTGGAGCAGGTACTAGTATTACATTAACATCTACTACAGGATTTCCAACAGGAGGAGGTACAATTCTAGTTGATTCAGAATTAATTACTTATAGTGGAGTAGCAGGTGCTAATTTAACAGGAATTACTAGGGGGCAAAAAGGAACAGCCACAGCTGCTCATAGTGATGAGGCAATAGTATATAATGCAACGGATTATACAGGATGGGGGGATGCGGTAAACGCTGCTGATCTTACACTAGAACCTGGACTTTGGTCTTTAAATAACTGGGGTTCTGTTTTAGTTGCAACGGTTGCAAATGGAAAAACATTTACTTGGGATGCATCAATTGCTAATAGATTTACGGCTCGCGCTTCAACGACTACTAACAATTATGCTACAGCCATTACTGCAAGCGGTGGAAACCCAACGGCAAGTAGATTAACTATTGTTTCTCCAACAACAAGACACTTAATTCATCTAGGAACAGAAACCACTATTGGAACACCATCAACTCAAGATGATATGTTTATTAGGTTCTCGGACCAGGAAGATATAAATGTATATACACCCACTGTAACTAATGCGGCAGGTTCACAAAGACTCCAAGATGGAACTAAAATTATGGGAGCCATTGTAGCTAAAGAAAATATTCTAGTATGGACTGATAATGCATTGTATTCAATGAAGTTTGTTGGAGCTCCATTTACTTTTGGATTTGAACAAGTTGGAACTAACTGTGGATTAATAGGAATGAATGCCGCCGTTGAAGTAGACGGGGTTGCCTATTGGATTAGTAATAATGGTTTCTTTATGTTTGATGGTACCGTTAAAACTTTAACAGCTTCTGTTGAAGATTATGTTTATAATGATTTTGCTACGACTAAAGGTCAACAAGTTTATGCAGGAATTAATAATTTATTTAGTGAAGTTGTTTGGTATTACCCGTCAGCGGGTTCAACTTATAATGATAGATATGTAGTATTTAATTATGGGGAATCTAATCCTCAACAAGGCCTTGTTTGGTATACAGGAACCGAAGCTAGAACTAGCTGGATTGATGCTATTGTTTATCCTAAACCTTATGCAACTAAATTTGATAGCACTGGAACAGGAACCTTTCCGAGTATCGTAGGAGAAACAGGATTAGGACAGACTACTTTCTATGAACACGAAGTAGGAACTGACCAAATCAATCCTGATGGTACTACAACTGCCATTACATCTTATATTAAATCCTATGATTTTGACCTTGATCTTCAAGGTGATGGAGAATTTTTTCTTTCTATTAGTAGGGTTTTACCTAATTTTAAAACACTCACAGGGACTGCTACATTTACTATGGGTATAAAAGCTTATCCATCAGATACTCAAACTACTAGCCCTTACAGTCCTTTTAGTGTAACATCATCAACACAAAAATTTAATACTCGTGCAAGGGGTAGATTCGGCAATGTTAAAATTGAGAATCAATCAGCAGGCGAGGATTGGAGATTTGGAACATTAAGGGTCGATATCAGACCTGACGGGAGAAGATAATGGTCGCAATACCTAATATGAATTGGATGGGTAATGAACCCACTGGAAGTGCCTACGATGTTTATCGTTATTATATGGGAGGTGGAAACCCAGATGCTAACGCAGGCGGTGGAGGCGGGGGAGGAACCACTGGAATCATGCAAGCTTTTCCAACTGGTGGTGGAGGTGGAATACCAGGACAAGGTTTAAACATGGCTGATTTTAATGCAGCCACTCAAGCCCGGCAAAATAGAATTAATAATCCTAGTAAAATTGGTCAATGGGCCTACGACAATATTCCAGGAATTAATCAGCCTTATACACAAGAACAATTAATGACTCAGGGTGCCAAGCAACAATTCGGTGGACCAGGACTTATAGGATTTTTAGGAGGTAAAATGGATAAGTATCACACATTACCTAGAGCAGACCAGGCATTTATTTCTTCAATGATGGGTTATTCAGATCCAAATACTAATATGGCTAATAAAGATCCTTATGGAATTAATGTAAGGTCAGGTTTCGGTAATTACGCGGATTATACAAATAAAGCAGTTGATAAGTTAGGAGCATCCCTTACTAAAAGTGCAGCTAAAAGAGGTTTAAGTTTTGATCCTGCAACAGGAAAAGTTACTGGAGGAACCGATGAAGAAATAGCCGATTGGCAAAAAGCAACTAAACTTTTGAACGAGAAATTTGGTTTTTATACTAAAGGTAAAAAGAAAATTCAAAACTATAGATCCGATGTTAATCTAATTGATAAAGCTAGAAAAGAATCTATTAAACAGGCTCAAGGTAGAGTGGATAGAGATGAAAATAAAATAAACAAAGCCGCTGCTAAAAAAGATTCTAAAAGTGGAGCATCAACAGTCAACCCTAATTCTGCGTATGGAAAATCTCAAGGGTATACGGGCGGAAGTCATAACCCACATACAGCGACAGGTTGGAGTGGTTCTAGTAAAAGTTCTAGTAAAGGTAATAACCCTTGGGGAAGAGCAGAAGGTGGAATGATTGAAGTCCCTGATTTAAGTAAAAACGCAGAATATTTAGGATGGAAAAAAGTATATAAAATGAATCCAGAGTTAGGTTCTATGCATGATAAACATCCAATCTTTATTAAATTTTATAAAAAACATGAACGAGATCAGAAAAAATTTGGAGGTCTAGCAGGATTATTATATGGCTAAAATTATTGTAAGAGTCCCTGAACCTAAACCACAATATGAAGTTGACAACCAACGTCAGATTTCTAGATCAATTACTTCAATGGTGGAACAATTAAACTCAACATTTTTAACTCAGGAAAAAGAGGAACAGGAAAGATTTAATTTCTTTTTATCATAATGGCTAATGTCTATACCAATATTCAATCAAAAATCAGTGCATCGGGATCAGATGTTGATATGTATGAGTCTCCAGATGCAACGACAAGTATTGTTAAAACAATTAAGTTATTCAACACGCACGGAAGTGCTTTAGATGTGACCATTAAAGTATATGATGCCTCTAGTACTACTGATTTTGAATATGATGTGGCAAACGTTACGCCTAGTAAAGGCGTAGATGTGTTGACGTTTAATAACTTATTGATACTAGAAGCAGGAGATAAATTAAAAATGCAGACTACTCAGACTAATGTGATTAAAATGACAGCTGCAGTATTACAAATAAGTAGATAATATGCCTTTTATAGAAACAGAAGCTAAGATAGAATACAAGAAAATTAACGGTAAAAGAACGGCTGTTATTACGCCTGAATGTCAGATTACTTTAAAAAACCTTGAAACAGGACAGGAATATATGTCCGACTCCGAGGCTGACGCAGATGTTGATAACCCTGAAACAGCAACAAAGAGAGAGCATATCTCCCGAAGCGTGGAGATTAAGGTTGAAGATATCGATCTAGGTTCTCAAACAGGAGAG